CATTACCACATAGGTCATGCATCCGGCTTCAGAAACCTCTTTCATGCATTTAAAAGCGCGCAATAAAAAAGCGCCGAATTCTTCGGTGCTCATATTGTCATTTAGAATTTGTCTTGGCTTCCAGCTCGGATGCCTGGTATCTGAACCGTAATCAACATTCCAGGGTGGATCGGTGAAAACAAATCTCGCCTTTTGTCCGTTCATCAGCTTTTGCACATCTGAAAGCAGTGTGCTATCACCGCACATCAGACGGTGGCTGCCAAGTACCCATATGTCGCCCTTTTTGGTAACCGGAATTTTAATCTCTGCAATTGCCTTTTCTGTATCGAAATTATCCTCTTTGACATTAGCGGTTGTTTTATCGCGGAACAACTCATCAATTTCCGCAGCATCAAACCCGGTAAGAGAAACGTCAAAGCCATCTTCATTTAAGTCCATAAGCAGATCGGTCAAAAGCGGAATATCAAACTCGCCGCTGATTTTATTCAGAGCGACATTGAGCGCCTTTTCCCGCTGTTCATCCAAATCAACTACAACACAGTCGATCTCCTTATACCCCAAAGCTGTTAGTACTTTATATCGCTGATGTCCGCCGACAATGTTCCCGGTTCTTCTGTTCCATATGACCGGCTCTACATATCCAAACTCTTCAATAGACCGATGTAATTTTTCATATTCAGGGTCACCAGGCTTTAAATCTTTCCGCGGATTATATTTAGAAGGTTTTAGTTTTTCTGCTGGTATTTTCAGTATATCCATAAATCTTAACCCTCCAATTTTATGGCTTTTTCACCGGTGAATTCCTCCCAGCGCTTAACAGCTAAATCACAGTAAACAGGGGATAACTCCATTGCATAGCATTTACGCTCGGTCTGTTCAGCCGCAATTATAGTAGTTCCGCTACCAGAGAACGGCTCAAGCACAATACCGCCTTTGTCGCTGTGCATTTTGATGCACCGCCATGGAAGCTCCACAGGGAACATTGCAGGATGCTCCTTGTTTGCCCGTACAGTGGTCATCTCCCATATCCCAGCATAACCCCATTTCTTGCGTTCTTCCTTTGTAAGCCGTTTCACAAATTTATAACTGTGTCCCGCAAAGGCTGAAAGCCATACATATTCCTGATCGTTATATTCCTCAACTTCTCCTTTATTGCTGAAGGCTGAAATATACTCATACTGCTGAACCGGCTTGTTTGAAACAAGATGATAGGGACCTACGCCGAAGTTTTGTCCCTGCTTCTTCCAAATGCGGATCCAGATAGGCCGGTAGCCGTTGTCCAAAAACATATTCACACTATACACGCTGGTGGGTTCAATAAACTGAGAGCCGGTGGCATAGAGATCACCTAAGTTCCAGCAGACAATATCTGCATACCTGCACAGGTTTCTAATCACTGGGCGTACTGTCTCGAACCATGGTTCAATCCCTGCCTTTTCATATTCTTTGCCTACCCCATATGGAGGGGAAGTCACTGCCATCTGTGCGTGACACCCTTCCATCAACTTCTCAAAATCCTCATCCTTAGTAGAGTCGCCGCACATCAAGCGATGATTCCCGAGAAGCCAGATATCGCCCCGCTTCGTTACAGGCTCGCGCTGCACAATTTCCTCATGCGCTTTATCTATGTCAAAGCTGTCTTGTATCGCCTCTTTGGAGTACCATCGGTTAAGCAGTTCGTCTATTTCAGAAGCGTCAAACCCTGTAAGCGAAACATCAAATGCACCTGCGTCCAACTCAGCCATCAGTTCAGCCAGTTTATTCTCGTCCCACTCTCCCTGAATCTTATTAAGAGCAAGATTAAGCGCTTTTTCTCTCTGCAGGTCAAGATCCACTACAACGCAATCTATCTCTGTCTGTCCCAAGTCCAGCAAAACCTTTAAGCGTTGATGCCCGCCTACCACATTACCTGTTTTTTGGTTCCAGATAACAGGCTCCACATAGCCAAATTCCTCTATTGACCGTTTTAGCTTTTCATATTCCTTATCGCCAGGTTTTAAATCCTTGCGCGGGTTGTATGCTGCTGGATTAAGTTTTTCAACAGATATTTTTTGTATGTTCATGCTGCATTCTCCTGTTCAATATTTTCTTAAGACCCTTTTTTGCGCCCTCACAATCTCCGTTTATTACTTGTCCCCGCAGAGTCTTAAACTGCTGCTTCGTTAAATGGTCTTTATATTTTCTTAGTTCCCTAAGAAAGATTGAATTTGTTTTATGCATCAGCCACCCCTCCTGGCTGTCAGTAGTTTTTCCATAACATCATCGTGAGGAGTAGCCCCCTTGTATTCGGTAGCACAGTTTTCCCGCACGACTTGATAAATTTGATACCACAGGTTATTGGCCTGTTTCATAAAGCTTTGACTCATAGCCACATAAGGTGACGGGATGGCATTGCCAGTTGTCGGATGCTTAGCAAGAAAGCCAAATTCAGTGATACATTCCTCGCACTGGATCCACCGCGCCACACTCTGGGCATATTGCTCTATAAGCTGCGCAGGGATAAGGTGAACACACCTGCGTTCCTTAAGCCACTGCCATGTTTTTTCGTATATTTCCACCGCCAGTGTTGTTTTTCCGTTCTTCTGCTTTGCAGCAAGATAATCCCTCGGTGGCGGCATGCTCTCTCCTTCCAGTTCCGCAGCATCCGTAAACTCCATTACCATGAGCTTTCGTCTGCCGGGATTTCCTTCCAAAATCTTATCCGCCAGAGGTTTTTTCTTCTGTCCTGCACCGATACGTGCCCCGCCGCGGTTGGTACCGTCCTTTGCCATACACATCACCTCGATTCTAAAATTAATTGGGGCCCCCGCAAAGCCGCAGGCTTTGTGGGGAGAGGAGGAGCAACGGAGCGGGCGAGCTTTTGACGCTGGCGTCAAAACGAGCACAGCGCAGTTTGCGACGACGAGGGATATACCCCGTTTGAAACTGCGATTTTTCGCGCGTGACCCCCCGCCCGTTGCACAAAACTGCTTCACCAGAGATTTTGACCCCCCTACCGTCTTGCCCATCGCTCTCCTTCGCGGGCAGTGATGGATGAGTGACATTGTTTGCACAGGCTCATAAGGTTACTGTCTGCATTGGTTCCGCCTTTGGATAAAGGGATAATATGATGTACCTCTTCGGCTGGTGTTAGCCTTCCGTACTTTTGGCACTCCTCGCAAAGCGGATGCTCTGAGATATATCTGTCCCTGATGCGTTTCCATCTCCGGCCATAGCATTTTCTTGTTTGGGGATCTCGTTCGTATTTGTTGTAATAAGCATCCATTTGCCTTTGATGCATGTCACAGTACCTTCCGTCCGTCAGTTCAGGACAGCCAGGAAAGGAGCAAGGCCTTTTTGGTTTTCTTGGCATCTGGCCACCTCCTTTACGGGTATAAAAAAAGCCCTCACAGGTTCATCCCATGAAGGCTTATCCATAACTTTTCACAATACCATTATATTTGGATTTATAATGAATTTCATCTCATAAAAATCTCATCTTGAACACTGAATAGCATATTTGTTATTTACCCATGGCATCCTACCATTATAATATTTATCCGAAATATACCGCTGCATATCGGGTGGTAAAGCTGCAAGCAAACGGTAAGCCTTTTTCCTATCTTCCTCTAACTCCTGGGGGCTTTTATAGAAGGAACATTTATCTTGCAAGCACTTGTGTACAGTCAGGATATTGCAGCCATTCCTTCCGTTACTGCCAAAACAATTATCGTACATCTTTCCTCACTCCTGTTTTATGGCATAAAAAAAGCCCCGAAGGGCTTATGCGTTTTAATGTTATTTTTTCACGATATCATTATATATGGGTTATCTGTGTTTTGCATCTCATAAAAATCTCATATCTACTTCCCGTATAAAAGCAGTGCCAGATGATTAAGTGCCTTGTCCTTCCTACGGTACACCTGTGCTCTTTCAAGAAACAGCTTCTCTCCGATGTTTGCTACAGCTTCTGTCTTGCTCACATCATTAACAAAAAATTCTGTCAGTATAAACTGTTCTTCCTCCGACAGGGCTTCCCAAGCAGGCTTGAACCACTCCATATATTCTAATGCCCGTCTGTAACGTTCTTTCAACACATCAATCTCGTCAAGGCAAGCAGCAAGGCGTTCTTCGCCGCTTTTGGGATTGTGTTTGCCCGGAACTCCGGTAATCTTTGCACTGTGAGGGCTTGTCATACGGGTTTCAACTTCATATATATCCTCATCACTGTGTTCGATAATATACTGCATGCTGCTGTAATCTTTCAAAGCTTCAACAGCAGCCGCTTTTTTATCTAAATACTGCCATGCAATCAGCATATCGCACCTCCAAAAAATCAAGATAAAAACCTTGATCTTTGAAGCAGTGTGCTTTTTTACGTTGCTTTGCAGTGCTTGTTTCCTTGTTCGTTATGTCTTCGTTCTTTATAGAAGGCCATGCTTTTCCAGAATAGCCTTCACCTCATCTACCGAATGGACAACCGCTGCCACTCCTCCGGCATTGAGGATTTTCCTTATAGTTGCTTCCTGCAGTTTTGTTGTCTTTCCCGATGGGGTTTTTACTTCAAAAGCTAAAAACCGTCCATTTACACAGGCAATAATGTCTGGTATCCCCGCTGTCCCGTACATACCACCATGTTCCTTCCAACAGAAACACCCCGGTACTGTCTTTAAGTACCGCAGTACTTTAGTCACAATACTTTTTTCAGACATAACTGCTCATCCTCCAAAAATGTTACCTTTTTCCCTCTTGTTAACCCGGTATTTCTAAAAAGGTAACTCCTCAAACCCGCTTTACAAGCGCATTTGCGGATTTTGTTACCTTGTTACCTCTTTTTTGTGTAGGTGTATACACAAATATTTTTTTATTTTTATTTTTTATTTTTTCAAAAAATAATGTTGTCTCTCGCGCGTATATATAAAGTTTAGGTAACAAAGGTAACATAGGTAACAAGTGGCTATTCATCAGCGTTTCGGGCGTTACCTTTTTGTTACCTTGTTACCTTTTTTATGGTTAAAGAGGCTCAATATCTGTGATCTCAAAGCCGCTCACATCGCATCGCTCTTTCAATATCGAAAAATCAAGAGCCCAAGCTTTCTTAGTTTCATTCCCAAAACGCATCGTTTTATTGCTCTCCAGAAAAAAGTCACTTTGCCTCAACTGCTTCAGAAACTGGTTATATGGAAGACATTCACCTGTGATTGCATAATCGCGTCTGTACTTGGTATAGCGGTCATATACATCACAGAAACGAATCCCGATAACCTTGCCATCTTTATCAAAAGTGTAGTCTTGATTCGGAGCCAGTTTCATCCGGGCCATGATTTCCAGCGTCTGTTCTACAATGGTCTTGTTATTGCTGCCGCCATCCAGCAAGTACTCCTGCACACCGTTTTGAAGATATCGAATACATGTCCTTTTGTTAATGGGAAACACTTCAGCCCACGTTACATTAAGGAATTCACATAGTTTGTTTACTAGGCTCAGTCCGGCATAGCAACAGGCGATATTATTGACGATACGAGATGGAAACTCATCAGATATCTCTGACTTTGCTTCCTCATACCACTTCTCTGCCTCAGCAACCGATACTCTGAGTGCTATATCCAGCAGGCTCCGACCGAAGCTGCCAAGCAGATCCGCTTTTGCACACAGCTTATAAAATGCTTGTCTATGGCTGGCTGGTTTTAAGTCCTTCTTGCTGAATAGCAATTCTATGCTCCGTTCTCTGATGGCCGCTTCATCCGGCGATTCCTCACCAGCTACAATAATAGGTGCCAACAGTTCATAAGTAACAGCACTTTGATCCGCCCTACCGCGGACACCTTCATGGCCGTCATATGCATCTCGAAGATGGTTGTATAAGGCATTTAGCCTTAACTTATCTATCTTTGAAGGCTTAAACTCATCCATCAACTGTGGTATCAGATTCGATGATGCAGATTCCTTCATCAGCGTAAATGCAGTAACCTGTGTAGCCGCGCGGATTTTACTGCACGAAAATACCGGCAGAATAACCCGCTCCAATGTATTACTTTTTCCGCTGCCTTGTTCTCCGACAAGCAATAAATGAGGAAACTTGATACCTGATTTTTTTAGATGCGGTTTGATAAAGCACCCGGCCACCCAGGCCATTACTGATACCGTTTTTATGGGCTCGTTATAGCTGAGAAGCCATTCACCAAGCATAATAAGCTGTTCCTTTGTCAATGGTTCAAAGATTAGGATATCGGTTGTTATGCTTTTATACTTATCAAGCTGCACGATATCTTCAACAATGTTGCCTCCGGCTTCAATGGCACCATCCGTTGAAACATATACCATCCGCCCGCCATGCTCATAAATCCCAAGAGCCTTGACCCCTGTTTTCCTTACCCACTCCATTTCAGATATATAACCTTTCAGCAGTTCCAAATCTCCTTCTGAGCCAAAATAGCCTAAGGATATCGTCCGGCGGTTCAAGATATTTTTAAATTTTTGGATGTTATTGAAGTCGGTAGTCATAAATGTCTGGCGGTATATTTCATCACGAATTGTAATAAGATCAGCAGTCATCTGCGTTTCATCTTCTGATACAATCATCTCCACCGGTTGAATGATAAAGTTTGTTATAGGATACACACTTTCGCCTCTGGTGCGGTAATACCTGCCCTCATGTTCAAAGATAACTGACTCGCTTTCGCGGCTGTATACGTTCTCTGTGACTTCAATGGCCTTATCCAGTGTCTCCTGCCCATATGTTGCTCCACTTGCATGATGTACCGTATCCCACTTTTCCCGGAATAACCCGGAATTTCTAAACAGCCTGTCCATCTGCTCTTTGTTTTTGCCTGACCAGAAAGCTAGCATACAGCAAAGGGCAAGGTCGGCTTCGGAATGGCTCGGATACCCTGCTTCCTGCCATTTTCCTTCCCATAGCAGATTAAATTCCTTATGGTTTTCGGCTGTCCGGGCTTTCTCCAGAATTTCTTCATCTGTAAGCGGCTCTAGCTTAAAATTCTTACGGTTTTTCTTGCTTTTCCCGCTCCGCTTCTTGCTTTTGATATAGTTCTCATGTATCCAGGCCAGTGCTCCGTTATCTTCAGTAATGTAATCAGGAGTCCCTGGCAGTCGCTCGCCAGTCATTGTGAAGTATCTGCTGTGGGCATACATTTCAACGCCGGTTTTAGTGTTTTTATTGCCCTTGGCAGGCATCTCCCCTTTATAGAAAATATGAAGCCCAGTTCCTGAAGGGCTGATTTCCGTATAGGACGGAAACCGCTCAAGGATATCCTTGGCGGTATCGCTTAATTCCCCAGTGTTTTTGTCGCGGCAGTGATCTATGTCTATCCCTACTAAACCTCCGCTTTTTGCGAATACAAAACCCAATCCGGTATAGAGATATTGTTCTTTTGCCGCAATCGCATCGTCAAGGGTCGACCAGTCGTTTGGGTTAGTGCTTGAGGCTTTTCTACCGGTTAAGGGATTGTAAGGGATTTTACTGTCTCTTCCGTCCTTTGTGTTTGGTTCCAGACGCCAGCAGATCCATTGCTTCCGGTTTGCCAATTCTTTAGGGAATGAGATGCTCACTTACACTGCACCTCCTCGCATCGTTCATTAAAATACCGAATCGGAATGCTGCGCTGCTTTGCCTTTTCAATCTCAATGGACATCCCTTTAGTAATTTTTCTGCCAAATACCCACACTTCTGAGCACTTTGACATCAATACCATGCCAAAGTACAAGCCCAGATTTCGCATTTGTTCATCATCGTCGTCCATAAACTGCGGAAACAAGAGGTGCGGAGCAATAGGTATGCAATTCCTGCTCACTGCAAAGCGGCAGTACCCCTGAGCCTTACGGATATTACGTTCTATATCTCCAGCATATGGGCTGCAGATAAATACCATCGGTCTGTAAGGCGCTTTCCTGGCCTCTCGCTCAATCCTAAGCAATGCTTCATAAGGTGTGGGGTCGTAATATCCTTCCGCGTTAAACTTGCTGATACTCATGGTATTACCCCCTGCCTATGCGCTTTTTTGTTCACGTTCGATTACAGGCAATATACCTTTCTTGTTTTTAAGAAGGTCATAGATAAATAGCCTTCCTTTTTGTGTCCAATATGTGTGCATTACGCTTCTTTCTGCATCAATAGCATGGGTCTTGGATTGCGTGTATCCTTGATCGGCGTACTCCTGATATAAAAGCCAGCAGTTTCCCATTTTGTACTGTACTCCAAGCTCATGAAGCAGCTTATTGAAAGCGCGGCCAGACATTCCGTAATCCTTGGCAATCTTGCTGATCGGCACAAGGCTTTTATTTTGCAATATGAGATCATAATAGCTCGCTTTGGGCTTCAACTCACTGATAATCTGTTTATTCTTTGCATTTTCTATTTCTAAAGCTTTCCGCCTGTCGCGTTCTGCCTTCAGTTCAGAGAAAATCCTGATACCATACTCCGGATTAGAAATCATCTCTTCGATAACTTTATCTGTAGCATAAACTCCATATTTTCTGATCGTGGGCAGCACTTCATCAAAGACCCATCTTTCAAAGCGTTCAGCAGCAGGAAGTTTGCTACGTATAATGAGACGATATAGATTTCCCTCTGTAATATAAGTCCGTTCAACATGCTGTTCAGTCGAGACACCATATTGATTTGTAGTTAAGGTGACCCCGTCGTGTTTCACGACCCCGTCTGGTTTGCAATGGCGTTGTATCGCATCACGAGGGTTACTATATCCTAGCATCCTTGCACAATCCGTTGCAGGAAAGTATTCCTTTCCATCAATAACGAGTACTTTAAGTTCTCCAAATTCTGTATTCTTAAAAACCTGTAAGTTATTCATAACATCAATCCTCCATTTCTTTCATTTCTCCAAAATTTCTCCCTACCGAAGCCTCTGCCACAATAGGTACATCAAATTCAGGGAAGGGTTGTGTTTCCATACACTCTTTTATAAAAACAACTGCTTCGTCCGCCTTGTCTTCCGGTAATTCAAAAACCAGCTCGTCATGTATCTGCAGTATAGGTTTCAGCCAGAGCCTTTCGGGAAGTCCACTGATGATGCGCCCACAGGCAAGCTTTAGAATATCTGCCGCTGTACCTTGAATAGGTGTATTTAATGCGCACCGCTCGGCAAACGACTTCTTGCCCCAATCTTCCGAAAGCATACCGATAAGATATCTGCGCCTGCCAAGCCATGTTTCGGTATAGCAGGTGTTTGCGGCTGTCTTTATCGTATCTCTCTGCCATTTTGCCAAGCCGGGGTAACCGTCTTTGAGGTTGTTGATGATGTTTTCGCATTCCTCTTTGGTTGTTTTAAGCCCGGCCTTAAACTGTAAGGTGCGCTTCAGGCCGTTTGCAATTAAACCGTAGAATACTCCGAAGTTGCAGTTTTTTGCTATAGTTCTGTGTTCCTTGTAATGCGGATTGTTTTTGTCCGCCGCCTCCTTGAACGGAATTTTATATATTATCGAGGTTGTCTGCGCATGAATATCACCGCCGGTTCGGTAAGTCTCCAGCATCTTTTCATCCCTGCAGTAAACCGCCCCCACACGAAGCTCAATCTGCGAGAAGTCCAGAGAAAGAATTGCCTTGCCTTCGGGCGCCGTAATAAAACTACGTACTCCTATGGGGTCATTGTCCTTTCTCGGGCAGTTTTGAAGGTTTGGATTCCTTGCCGCAAACCGTCCGGTTTCCGTTCCCAGCGGCATTAGGTCGGGATGTATCCGGCCAGTGGCATTATTGATATGCTCCAAATATCCGTCTATGTAGGTGCTTTTCAGCTTGCCCCACTTGCGGTATTCTTGAACAAGGTCAAACAATCGAACCAGCTCCGGTTTATTCTTTTGGCACCAGCTACGAAGCATAAGCAACGCTTGGTCGTCCGCCGCTTCCTGATACTTCTCCGTTGTCTTTAATACCGGCAGTCTCAAATCCTGATACAGATACTGCTTAAACGCTGAAGTGCCGGCATTTGCCCCTATATTCACGCCGTTCGTAATCTCGTCAATTTCAGCTTTCAGACTTGAAATCTTTTCTTCCGCTTCGGCCTGTTTTTTGAGCATTGCATCCCTGTCCACCGGAATCCCGTTATATTTCATAATCCCAACATACACTGAAGTAGGGGATTCTACCTTTTCCGCTATGTACCTGTGCTTCGGCAAAAAACGGTCAAACCAGTCATTAAACCGGTGATACAGCCTCAAGGTATAATCTGAGTCTGCGCAGGCATAGCGTATTGTTTCATAATCCTGCGGATATAGCTCATCAAAATACCTGCCGCCGGTCACGGTCTGAAAATCCGGCATATCTGCACCGAATAGGGAGGCTGCAAGAAGTTTTAATCCGCTGTCGGCAAGGCTGCGGAATTCCCACTTTGATTTCAATGTCAATTGCGCAGCAGCTATGGTGTCATAACACGGCTCCCTAACAATAATTCCTTTTGAGTACAGGAACATTGCCTCAAAAGCAAGGTTGTGGGCGACTTTGATGATGTTATGATTTTCAAATATTGCAGACTGTAGGTATTTCATAAGCTCATCATGCTTTTCTATGTTTTTGCCGGTTTTATGAGCTATCGGCACGTATATTGCACTGCCTTCGGATACCGAAAAGCTCATGCCTGCGATATGCGCTTTATGCGGGTCTAAAGCGGACTTCTCTTCATTTCTGTACTCATCATCCGGTGATGTTTCAAAATCGAATGCAACAATGGCTGCGCCATTTAAATATTTCTGCAGATCATTTAAAGATGTTACGCATATATAATCCAAAATACCGTCTCCTCTCCGCCGCTTTCAGGGGAGCGGGGAGCTCCCCCTGCGGCACTATGTTATTCCAAAGGTTCAATTACCTCTCCGGTTTCAATGTCAACATTTAACGGAGTATCCTCCGGTTCCGTATCATGCCCGACGCGGACGCTTAAGGCTTTGACCTGCTTGGACAGTGAATTTATAAGGTTAAATTCCTCCGGTGAAAGGTCCCGGTCAACCGTAAACTGCGCCTGCGAAAACGTAATACCATTTGCATTTGTCGCCTTTCTTAAACTAAACCTCGTTACCACCGAGTTTGATTTTTTGCCTTTGGAAAGCAAGCGCATAAGATAGCGGGTAAAATCCTTAAGGGAGCCTGTTGGAAGTGACAGGATCATCGGGAATATTTCGCCCTCGCGGAGCAGGTAAATACGTCTTCTGTTTTTGCAGGCCTTACCGCCGCTTTCGCCCGAGCCGAACTGGTTGTACGGGCATTTGTCGCACCTTCCTCCGGGGTCTCCTTCGCCGGTGATTCCGTCAAAACTGCCGCAATCCGGAGGATTGGAGCCGCCGGTATATTTGTTTTTGTAGTAAGCATAAAGGGGATGATGATAAAGGATTACGGCTGAAAACTCCTTAACTGCGTCAGGGTTATCCGGATCCTCGCCCGGGATTTCAAACACCGTACTTCCTGCGGCAGGTATTTTAATACGCTCAAAGCTGCCGGAAAGTCCTGCAAGTTCATCTGAAAAAGCGTCGTTTAAATTAAAGTCCTGCAATGCCAAAAATGTACCGTTGCTTTTTACAATTTCATTGTTTTTCATAGATTTCTTTCCCCTTTCAAATTATCTTTTGGCTGCCTTACGCACGCCAACTGTGGTTTTTTCAAATACATTGACCAGACCGTTTAGCCATTCCGGAAGCTGATCGTTGTTCTCCGACATCTGCTCTTTTACAAAAGCAGACAGAGAATTGGCATTTACCGTTTCATAGATAAGCCCGCCGTAGCCCTCTGCACGCAACGCTTCAAAAAGCTCCTCTTTACGCTCGGTCGCTACTGATGCTCGGGTTGTATTGGTTAAGCAAAACATGACGCCGGAGCGGGTAAAGTTTTGTGTTTCGGATTCCAGCATGGCGTTTGCCAGGTTAAAATCCACTTCCTCAATTTCCGCATTTACTGCCTTTAGCTTCTGCTCAAGCTCTTTCTTTGTGTCACGCAGTTCTTTTAAACGATCTGCAAGTTCAAACATTCTTTCTGATTCATTCAAAATCCATCACTCCTTTGCTATTGAAACGGGTTTTGCCCCGCTCTGTAATCATCTACAAGACTCTTTGCAAGGTTGGCCTTATTTTTTAGTGCCTTTAATACCTTTTCATCAACTGTGCCTGCCGCGGTCAAGTAAATGTAAGTGCAGGGCACTCGCTGTCCGGCTCTATGTATCCGCGCTTTTGTCTGCTCGAAATTGCTCATGGAATAGTCCAGTGAATAAAACACCATCGTGCTTGCTGCCGTAAGGGTAATGCCAAGTCCCGCTGTCGCTATCTGCCCGACAAACACGGGTACGTCCGGGTAATTCTGAAATTGTGCAACCTGCTCGTCCCGGTCTTTTACGCTGCCCGTAAGTAAAGAGTAACGCACACCTTTTTTGTCAAGCATCCTGCATATGGCGTTTATTTCAGGGATAAACCGGGCAATAACGACCAGCTTTTTGTTTTCCTCCAGAGCCGAATCAATGATGTCCTCAAGCACTTTCAGTTTTGCTGTACTGACTTGCTCTGCCTTTGAACTGTCGTCACTGCCTAAAAACCCACCGGTAAGCTGGGACAGCCTCAACAGCTTTGTCAAAACATTTGTGATTGTAACTTCACCTTCAGAAAGCTCCGCATAGCTGTCTTTTACAAGATTTCTGTAAAGAAGCATTGCTTGCGGTTCCAATTCCACCTTGCGTATGATATCCGTTGTTTCCGGCAAATCAAGGCATTCCGCTTTTGTTGCACGGTAAGCGATGGAATGAATTTTTTCTGTCAATTCCCGCTCCATAGATTTTTTGAGAACAGGGGTATGGTTGCCATACCCGACCATGTCGAAGTATCGGTTCCGGAAAGCATAAAAGCTTTGGCCGAAGATTGCCGGATTTAAAAATTTGTACTGGCTGAACACATCAATTGCTTTGTTGGTTACCGGAGTGCCTGTTAAAAGAAGCCTGTACCGCGCTCTTGCCCCAAGCCTGTGCATTGCTTTGCTGGCACTGATGTTATGGGTTTTAATCTTATGTCCCTCATCGGCGATAATAAGGTCCGGATTCCATGCAGTAAGCTCCTTTTCCAGCCTCCATGCGCTTTCGTAGTTGATTACCGCCACCTGAAGCGCGCTGCCATTTAAGTGTCTTAAGGTATCTATTTTCTTTGCGCTTGTGCCGGTCAATACCGCAAGGTTGTAATCAAAGTCTGCGAAGTTATTAAACTCATCCTGCCATACACCCAAGATGGATAGAGGGGCCACAATCAAAACACGCCTGATGCGACCTGCATTGTACAATGCGCCTGCTGCCGCGATGGCGGTTAGTGTTTTCCCTGTGCCTTGTCAGCCCATTTCCATCAAAAGAGCTGCGCCCTTGCCGTTGGAAATGTACATTTGCACCACCTGCCTTTTTCATCTCTCGGATGCTCTTTTACATGTTCGGATTGGGAAGGAAACACCTCAAGGTTTGCCGGATGGTTGTTCAGCTTATTTCCGTCAATGTGATGGACTACCTCGCCCTTTTGCAGTGGTCTGCCAAGCTTCGCTTCCGCAATCCTGCGATGCTCGTGCCTGCCGAGAAATTTTCTGTACGCTTTTCCTTCACCGCCGCCCCGCATTGCAAGGCTGCGCTTGATACGTGACTCAAGCACTCCGCCCGGCTTGTTCATTGGATTTGCGTTGCGGTTGTAATCGGCCATCCGCTGTGAGTTCCATTCATAAAAATGAGCCTTGCAGCAAAAGTTGTTCTCACGGACTTGGCTTTCCGACTTTAGAAATGGCTTGCCGCAAATCCGGCAGGTCACCTCGGCCATTTGCATCGGAAACACCTCCTTCCGCAATCAACCCGAAACACTTACAAACGAAATTGAAAGCCTCAATTTGATGCTTGTAAGGTTTTGCTTTAACGGGCATCGGAATTTTAGGAGTGGGATCACGTTCATTCATCTTCGTCACCCTCCTCCGGCAGTTCTGAAATCGACACACGTTCGACGCTCTCACCGGGAACTATAACCATCAACCGGTGTTTATTGCCGAACAGCCGCTTCAGAAACCGCTCCCGCATAGCTACCGTTTGGTTTTTTATAACACATCCTTCAAACGGCGCTTTACGGACGCTGATTTTGAGTTCATGCCTCATTTTCTGACTCCTTTCCTGAGAGCGGTATTGTTGTGCTCTCTATAGGTAACTCACGGCAGAGGCAAATCCGCAGGGTCTATTTCAAAAATTTTTTAAGTTTTATATAAATGCGGCTTAAACGGTCGCGTATTGCGCTTTCTCCTACTCCTTCCTCACGGGCAATGCTGACAATGGTTCTATTCTCAAAAAACACCTTTTTGATTAGCTCCCGCTGCTGGGGCAAAAGCTGATTAATGGCCTTATGCAGCGCTATGTACTCTTCATTTTGGATGCATTCGGCTTCGACATCTTCTTCTGATGGAAACAGGTTGCCGTCAAGGTTAAATGCGTCAAGGGAAGCATGACGTCGGGTTTCTTTCTGGTTAACATTGCGTTCAATTCGGTCAAGCTCAATAAGAATGTCATAATCGCCCTCTGTGACTTCAATGGTTATGGTTTCATTGTTGAAGCGGTAAGTGTACTCAATTTTCATTTTTCTTAACTCCTCTCGTTTTGCCGAGGGAGCCAAGTGAAAACGAAAAGCCGAGTGTCCGCTAAACGAAAATAACCGGATGATATGCCAACTCTCGTTTAGCATTCATCCGGCTATTTGGTAGCTCACACTCGGCTCCGTTGCTCGGTATGTTACATTATTTTATTTTTTGGCCAAGGGTTATCTTAACAACCTTATTGCATTTTTTGCATTTTAACTCAATCTCTCCTTTCGCGTCTTGGCTTGCGTCAAGAATCCTTTTTTCGCATAGCGGACATTTCACTCTAATTTTCATAAGCTCACCTGCCTTATATTTATTGTCCTATTTTTGGTACATCTTTTTTGATATAATATGTTTGACGAATAATTATATCGCCCCAATTTTGGTATTCCGAACATTTTGTTCGTATTGAAGGCAAAAAATATGCAACTCCTTCGCATAATTTGTTCTGATATGGATATTATAATACACACATATGTTCGCTGTCAATAGTTTTTAGAAATTTATGTTCGACATATTGACAAATTCCGAACAATAATATATAATGAGCAGGAAAGGAGCTGCTAACTATGAAATTTGGTGACAAATTAAAAAAACTGCGCTTGGACAGAGGCTGGTCGCAGGCAGAGGCAGGCAAAGCAATAGGCGTGTCGGAACGTGTATACGGCTACTATGAAACAAATGAAAGAACACCATCCAAACCTGAGATTATTCAGAATATCATGAACACCTTCGGTGTTTCATTTGAGTACCTGTTTACGCCTGAAGAACAGTTTCAGATTGAAGCATCCCAAAAATACGGCAGTATAGGCAACCGTCAGGCACAAAAAATACTTCAGGGAGCGGATGCCCTGTTTGCCGGCGGGGAGCTTGACGAAGATGAGAAGGACGAGATGTTTGAAATTTTAACAAAGCTATACTTTGAAGCAAAGAAGGCAAATAAGGAGAAATACGGACGAAAGAAGAAAAGAGAATAATCGCAATAATATATGCTTAAAGGGATGGTGTTCATGATATTTGATAATGACGCTATAATTAAAGCAAATCGTCTTACCCGCTCATGTGGGACAACCAACCCATATAGAATAGCACAGGAACTGGGAATACAAATCTTCTACATGGATTTAAGTTCGATTAAAGGAATGTACGCTTATGTTTTAAGAAACCGGTATATCGTGCTGAATAATAACTTGGGGGAGGTTGAGCAAAGAATCGTATTGGCCCATGAACTGGGGCACGACCAGCTGCATAGGGGTTCTTGTTTTCGCGCTTTTACAGACCGCAGCTCCATTTTATATGAAACACACCGAAGGGAAATTGATGCAAATTACTTTTCCGCTCAACTGCTAATCCCCGATGAGGATTTCTTTGAAATGCTCGAAAACGAATATGATTATTTTCAGATGTCGGCAGAAATGCAAGTTTTTCCGGAATTAATGATGCTTAAAGTTGATATGCTGAATCGGCAAGGACACAACCTTAAGCCTTTTGACGTAGGTTCGAAGGATTTTTTGAAAAATAGATTGAATATGTGCAATTAA